ATAGAGCCATTGACCAGAAACCCAATTTACAGCTCCAGGAGCTTCAATAGTTTCCCATGTAACTCCGTCGCTTGAGGCTTGAATCTCAATAGTTACTGAACCAGTTACCGCAGAGAGAATACCAACAGTGTTAATATAAAGCGGATTACCAGAGCCGCCATTAATACCAATAGCGCCAGTGTTATTGGTGAGTTGGCAGACGTTTTGTCCTGTACCGTCAAATGCATTAGCAGTAACGCCAGATGTACTATATGAGCCAGTAGTTATATTGCTAGTTGTACGATAGTTAGCGTTCAATACGTCAACAGTACCGAGGGGTAAATAGTAATAAGTTTGATCAGGAATCAAACCAATGACTACTTTGTTAATTGCCCAGTAGTTGATACCCCAGTTAGCTAGGCTAGACAGGAGGTAATACAAACTAGTCTTTGCAGCGCTAACTTGTTCTACTGTGAGTTCCTCAGCCAACTTACCAGCGCGACGAGCACCATGATCAATCAGATCTTGAACTGATACGACTGTTTGACTTACTGTTCCGCTAGTACTCATTCATTACCACCCTGGACATTTCCATCGTTTTAAAGATGCCTTAGCGCGAGGCGCATCACCTTTTGACTTTTTGACTACGCCTGACATTCTAGCACAGAATGAATCTTTTCTTGAACCACCTTCAGGTTGCGGGGCTTTTAAATGCGACCCTGTTTCCCTATTATACTTTGCACGACCTTTAGCAGTGAGACCCGCGCCTTTAGACGTAGGTAACTTTTCACCGCGCTTTACTGATAACGAAACTTCACCGCCAGATTTCTTTTTAGCAGTCTTAGCTGATTCAATAAATGCCGCCTTAGTAGGCGCACCCTTAGAACCAACTTTACGCATTCTTTCACCAGAACCCGCCTTAATGCGTTCTTGCTTGGCATGAATGTTTGCGTAAAGACCATTCTTAGCCATGATTACCAGTTCTTAATCTTTTTTACTGAGCCGCCGCGCTTTTTTGTAGCCGCGCGTTTTTCTGAGTAAGCAATTGCCACTGCTTGTTTCTGCGGTTTACCCGCTTTAATTTCAGTAGCAACATTCTTACCAAATGCAACTTTAGATTTTGATTTGATTAATGGCATGATTATGGAGTTACGTTAGCAGCTACATCAGATTGAATTAAGTAACCTTCTACGCCGAGGTTGATTGCAGCAGTACTTGCGCTAGTTACAAATAAAAACTGAAGGTCAGTCTTACCTGAGAACTTACGAGGCATAACCCTATCAACATTGTAAGCAGTTACAAACGGAGCATTCTGACTAACGATATTTACGCCGTTGGAAGTGCTCAAATTTTGATAAGTCACATAGTTGGTATTGTTACCATTGAATGACGAATTAGCATTTACACGCTGTAAATAAAAGTCAAATCCGTTAGGTACGGTATAAATAGACATCAAGCTACGACCGAATCCTACGTTAATTTGAGCGTAAGTAGTTCCGCTATTCTTTGCAGTAACGATACCAGTCACATTACCAGAAGTAGTAATTAACGCATTAATACGTAAATACAAACCAGTTGTAGTAGAAGTTCCAGATGCATTTAATGTTACTGTTTCACTCAATGAATTGTAATTTGCATCAAGACCTTGAATTAGAATCTTAACACCTGCATCCGTAGCGCCAGCGGCACTAGCCACAGTCATCGCTACGGCAGAACTAGGGAAAGTGTATGCGGTAGCATTTTCCCAAAGAGGAATTTTTGTTGTGGTTACAGAAGATTGATAACCGTAAATATTTACCGTGCTATGACCATAAATTTGGCCACGAGAAACTTGCACATTAAATGGTTCAAATGCACCTGCGCGAGTAATTGATGAAACTGATGCAGTCATATTTTATTCTCCAAAATTTAAGAAAAGCAGGGGCGAACCCCCGCTAATTCTTACCAGTTACACTTCTTAGCTTTACCACCAGTAGCCTTGTGAGCCTTGCCACCGTGCGCCATGTGTTCCTTGTGGGAAACATGTCCACCGTGGGCGTGGTGTTTAGCAGCATGTTCGTGCATGGATTTGTGTCCAGCATGTTCGTGCTTGCTTTTGGAGTGATGAGCAACATGTCCGCCATGCTTGTAACCTGCTGGACTTTCTTTGATTTCGCCAGTGCCTGATTTCTTTGTAGGCATTTTTGAACCATCGTTGATCTTAGAGATATACTCTTTAGCAGTAGCCAAGCCGCCTTTAGCAAACTTTTTCAAATGTCCACCGCGCTTATAGCCTACTCCTTCAACACCTTCAGTTTTGGTGTGGAAAGATTTAGTCTGCTTAGCTTGATGTACTTTGTCTTTGATGTCAATCTTTGGCTTCAAAGTAGTTTTGGTTTCAAAACGATCAATAGCTGCTCCGCCATCTTTCTTATGCATCTTACCACCCATGCACATTTTGGCTTCATGCTTGTGATGTTCATGCATCTTTTTGTGATGCGCAGAACCGCCTTCTTTGTGCTTAGCAGCGTGGTGCTTAGCCATAGCTTTGTGATGCTCATGTGAACCAACAGGATGACCAGATACATGATGAACCTTACCGCCTTTTTTGTATCCAGGACCTTCTACACCTTCGGTCATACGCTTAGAATCACGACGAGTAGCTTCAATCCCACCAGCTAGACCGCCCATTACGTTCGGACCAGCCTTTGGAGCGCGACCACCAGCTTTTAAACCATGATGAGCTTTAGAAGCCTTTTCATGTTCATGATGCTTGAGTTCTTTTTCAACGCGCTTGATTTCAGCTTCTTCGTTACGAATATGACCACCTTTGGCATGCTTTTTAGCATGACCGCCGCGCTTCATACCGTCACCGACTTCATCTACTGAAGGCTCGGTTGTGAACATTTTTGGTTCACGCATAAATTTACTAGTTGCCATGGTGTTTATCTCCTATTAGGCTTGGTTTACACCGAGTGCACCGAGGCGAGTAGCGTTTGGACCAACCGCGATCGCAGGTACAGCCAATGAACATACTAAACGACGAACACCGTTAGTCGCGCTTGAAGGAGTGTAAGTTCCACGAACGTCACCAGTAGTCGAAGTAGCTGGGTTAGTCATATCAGCAACAGTTGCAGTTCCAGTATCTTCAGCCAATGCGCTAGCCCAACCTGCGCTGATGATGTAACCAGCGTCAGTAAAGCGGATAGGGCAGCCGAGTACATCAGTAGTACCTACTGACACAGCAACGGTAGTGCCAGCGCTAACAGAGATAGAAGAAATCTGATAGAACGCTTTTTTACCAGGAGTAGTCGTAGAAGCAACAGTGCCAGACGCGATAACTTCAGTCATAGCTTGACCGTAGTAGTCATAGCCAGACACGGTGAAGTTTGCACTAGCTGGGCTACCTGAACCAGTAGTTACGCTTACGGCACGTGGGCAATCCAATTGGATTACAGTTGTACCGTCAGTACGTACTACAGATTGAGTGCTTGTACCAGCTGCTAAAGTAGCAGTGCCAGCGGCAGCATAAATAACAGCTGCAGAAATGTTTGCAACTTGTTTAGCTTCAGGAATAACGTCCCAGATGTAAATACGACCGAGAGGACCAACGCCGAGGGACATTGGAGCTGGATCGCCTAGGAAGTAATTGCCAGAAGCAGTTACAGTAATAGAACCAGTAGCAGATGAAGAAGCACTCAAATTGTAAGTGCCAGTTGTACCTGAACCAGTCGCGAAAGAGGTAATATAAGAACCAGCAGTAATACCAGTACCAGTAACATATTGACCAACGGTCAATGGGTCACCAGATTGTAACGCGGTTACAGTCAACCCTGTACCAGTTACAGAACCAGTAACTACAGAAGCGGTTGCATTTTTTGCAGTGCCCATAAAGGTGGGCGCGGAACCTAGAAATAGGTCATCACTAAATTGTGGCATGTGTCTTTCTCCTTGAAAAGCTTAGACATATTACATTAAGAAAAAGGGGCTAGGCTTTTGACCCAGCCCCTGTGTTACATTAGACTCCAGGTGTGCCGTACATAGCACGTGGGTCTGTCCAGCTTGGCCAATAACGCTCGGTTGCCTTGTAACGCATGGAGTCGGTTTCAAAGTCGCCTTCCATGGTTTTCTCAAGAGCACGACGCATCATTAACTTCATACCTTCTGGGGCATCAGTTTGAACCCACCAGTTAGTAGCAGAAGTCAAACGGCTAATTACTGAAGCACCTTCTGGCAACAATCCAATTGATTTAATTGGGTTGATGTCATTGTTTGCTGTACCAGTACGTAGCACTGACTTCAACAACACTTCGGCTTGAAACACGTTACCAGGAGCCACAACCAATTTCA